GTTGCCTACATCTTCCGCCTGTTTTCCGAGACCTGCGGAACCATCGATTGCTTGGAAACCAAAGCTTTTCCTATCCGCAATCCCAACAATCCCCAAATCACTTACGGCGAAGCCGATTTATACGGTCAATTAAGCGTATCCGCACTGATGGCGGAGGTGCAATCATGAATCGTTCAGCTTCTCGCAGCGCGGAACGCGCTGTTCCTTGTCTTAATAGTAACAACTGCATTGAGACCGCAAACAGCGGCGAAATCAAGCAGTTGCCAAGTCAGTATGAAAACCGTAAAGCGGACACGCTGAACGAGTTTTCAACTTCTTACAAAAAATCCACTACCGCCCTAGAAATGAACGTCAAAGCGTTCATCGAAGCCTTTGGCCTGAACAAAGTCGGCTTTCTAACCCTGACTTTTGCCGATGACGTAACCGACCCGAAAGAAGCGCAACGTCGTTTCCATAGCTTAAGAACCAACTTTCTAAAACGCCATTTCCCCGAATACGTCTGCGTATACGAGCGCACGAAGAAAGGCCGTATCCATTTCCACTTAATCGTAAATACTCGTGTCGATATACGGCGCGGCCTGAATTTCCGCGAAATCGCCGCAGGCAGATACAGCTCGGCCAATCCCACATTGCGCCAACTGTGGGCATTGCTCCGCGAAAACGTCCACAAATACGGCTTTGGCCGTACTGAACTGTTGCCGGTCAAAACCAACAGCAAAGGCTTGGCGCGATACGTATCCAAATACATCAGCAAACACATCAACATCCGCCTGCCAGAAGACAAAGGTTATAGGCTCGTGCGTACCAGCATGGATAAAAAATCCGTTTGGAAAGTGGCAAACAGCAATTTTGCTTTTGTGTCCAAAGGTTCGAAAGAGTGGAGACGCAAGCTAAAAAAGTGGGTTGAGCAGGTAGAAAGCTATCTGAACCTCGTGGCCAAATGGAAACACCGCGCAGCCCTGCCCAGAATTACCCAAGACAATTACAACACCGTCTTAGCCTCTGTCCTAAGCCCGAAATGGGCATTTAAAAACCGAGAAACCATCATCAATATGTAGCGAAACCCGTAACCGTTGATTTTGGTTCGGGGGCGGGATGGGCGCGAAACCGCACTTACGAAGTAAGGCGAACGGCGCAAGCCGTGTGTGAGCGCCCCTCCCGTCCCGCCCCCGAACCGTTGAATACCAGCAAAACTGACCTTAAAGAAAGGAAAAACATCATGTCTCAAGAAACCGAACGCCGACAAGGTATTTTTGTTATTGCATCATTTGATCGAATGTTCACGCGTGAACGCAAAAACCAAGACGGCACATTTACCAAGACACATTATGTCGGCCTGATTATCCGTAGCGAAACTGAAACGCGCCTTTGCGAAGTTCGCACCAAACACCCTGAAAAATATGAAGGCTATAAGCCACAGCAAATTGTTTCAATGCAAGTATTCCCACGCGCATTTAAAGACAACATCTATTTTTCAGACGAAGCATAAACAAGATTCAAGGCTTTGCGGTGTGCCTTGAATTGACCCCGAAACACCGCAAAACTTTTTTTCAACATTAACTAAAGGAAAACAAAATGAAATTCCAAAATCTGAAAAACAAGGCGAAGTACGCCCTGGCAACTGTTGCCGTTTCTGCAATGTCTGCACCTGTAATGGCTGAAGGCATTTTGGACACCGTGAAACAAGAAATCACTGGTTACAAAGCCGAAATCATCGCATTGGGCGCCATTGTTGTAGGTATTTCCATTGCCTTTGCTGTGATTCGTATCGGTAAACGCGGTGCAAATCAGGTTTAAGGTGTAATCATGGGTTATCAAGTAGGCCGAATTTGTTACGAAACCGAACAAGAAGCCGTCAATGTCTTGATGACCCAAGTTTCACCAACGATTGACAAAGACGGCGTGTTACATCACGCCGTTTTTGATGGTAAAGCTTGGAAGTATCAAGAACAGACAGTAAAACTTACGTTCCCTCAATGTGAATTTGGCGAATTTGCACAAGCAGGCCGTGAGTTAGGCTATCAGATTGTTTTAATAATGGTTTCATTATTTCTGATTGTGATTGCCGTCAAAGTTGTAGGCATGATAAGCCACAAGGAGGAAGAATGACCCCCGAAACCGAATTTCTTATAGGTATGTTACCGCCTTTTGCGGTAGCTATCTGTTTATACGTCTTAATCCGTAGTTTTCAGTAGTCATAACAAGGCATAAAGCATAGAATCTAATTTTCTGAAACATTTACGAAAGTTAGAAATATGTTTACTCGAATTTATAACCTTGTTTTGATTATTCTTTTCACATTGCACATTTTGGGCATTATTTCCATTCCTAATGAAATTAGATATTTAATGATTGCCTTTTATCTGATTTTGTTAATTTATAGTCTTATGAATAAAAAGACGAATATCAAACGAAATGGAGATGATGACATTTTTGTAATGACTACGAACCCAAATAAACCAAGTCCATCTGATTCAAATATGGAAAAGTTCATGAATGATTTGAACCAATCCATAGAGAAGAAGAAACTAGATAAGATTAAAGTTAAAAATGAATAAATTCCTCATTCCTTTGTTAGTTTTATTTACTTCTAGTTTTGCTGTTGCTGGCGAAATTAACGTTAATAATTCCAAGACTGTTACTTATACGAAACAGCATACTGAACACTGGGACAAGAAACCGTGGGCGCGTTCTGTATCAGATAATTCTTATAGAAAATTTCAAACAGAGGCCATGAAGGCACGATATGAGGGTTATTTATCAAAACAGACAGTAAATGCGACTATTGAGGCTTCTGTATCAAGAAAAACCGTTCTGAATGGTTCATTTGCTTTAGTAAAACAAGGCGCAAAACTCGTAGCTTCTAGAGCTAATGTTTATGTAGGAGGTGCATTGCTGGCTTACGAAGCATATCAAGTTGTTAAATCTGATCTTGAATTTGATGGCTACATATGGAATGAAGTCAGCGAAGAATTTTTAAAAGAATGGCCAGCAAGAAATTGTATTGTTACCAAAGACCGTGAAGGAAGATTGCAAAAAACCGCATGTTATGGCGTTGATAGTTCTGTTTTAAGTGCTTACAGAAAAGGCGGTGAAAGCCAAAGAGAAGCAGAAAAACTTATGAAAGGCCAAATGGAAAAATTGGCAGGTCCTTTTTGGGAAAAAGAAAAAATAGCATTGGATAAAAGAAGTAATTCCAAATTTTGGGAATATTATCATTTAGACGAATGTCAATTTAATTTGAATGGTGGCAATTGTAAAGTTAAAAGAGGTAGTGACATTAGAAGTCCATTTTCATTTACTTTATACATGAGAGATACAGAAGTTCTGACAAATGAAAAATTCCTACAATACTTTACCCCATCAATTGATGCAAACCCAATGCCCTTTGTAGAAGGCACTGGTAAACCCGAATATCAAGAAAATATCAAAGTCCCTGCCGGAACAGTCGTTACAATCGGCCCAGTAGAAACGCCTGAAGGCAAAAAGACCTATACAGTAACTTTCACGAATCCAACAAATGGCGGAAGTAGTGAAGCCTCTGTACAGACTAATAATAGCCCTGCACCGACTGGCAATACTGGCGGTAGTCCTGATGGAAATCCTAACGGTAATCCAGATGGAAATCCTAACGGTAATCCAGATGGAAAGCCTGACGGTAAGCCTGATGGTAAACCCGATGGCAATCCTGACGGCAAACCTGATGATAGACCCGATGATAGACCCGATGACAAGCCTGATGACAGACCCGATGATGCGCCTGATGGAAAAGACGGTAAGGACGGCAAAGATGGTAAGGACGGAAAAGACGGCAAAGATGCCCAAGACCTTTGCGAAAAACACCCCGAAGCCTCGGCATGTAAAGACTTAGGAGATACTGACTATAAAGATTTAGAAATCCCTGAAAAAGCAATCAACCTTGAACTGAAACCGCTAGATATATTCAGCACTAACGGCACTTGTCCGGCAAACCCTACGTTCAGTTTAGGCGTATTAGGAACGTTTGATATTCCCTATGACTATTTCTGTAATATTGCCCGATTGCTTCGTCCTATATTGATTCTAGGCACGATCATAATGTGCGGATTCTTTGCTTTTAACGCAGTCAAGGAGCTTTAATCATGTGGGGCAAATTAATTACAAGCGTTTTAATGACCGTTGCAGGAAAAGTTATAACCGCGCTTGGTCTGTCATTTGTCAGTTATGTAGGGCTAAATGAAATTCAAGGCTTTCTGTTATCACACGTTCAAACGCAAATCGGCGGTATCCCATCAGATGCCATGAACTTGGCTTATATCGCAGGAATTGGTGTTTGTCTGAACTGGATTTTCGGAACGTTCGCCTTTGTTGTTTCGCTTAAAAGTCTTTCTAAACTGTCAGCTTCTATCAGTAAAAAATAAAAAGGGTAACGTATGCTTTATTTAATTACAGGTGTTCCGGGTTCGGGCAAGACCCTGAAAATGATTTCAGACTTGATGACACGTCAAGACTTAAAAAACCGTCCTTTATATCTTGACGGCATTCCTGAAGTAGATGAAAAAATCATTCCAAATTTGCCTATTCCTGAAGGCGAAACAATGCAGACGTGGCACAAATGGGCACCGACAGGCGCAATACTCGTTATTGACGAATGTCAGCGCGTATTTAGGCCACGCCCAAGCGGTTCAAAAGTCCCCGATTTCGTAGCAGAACTAGAAACGCACCGCCATAAAGGCATTGATATTTTCTTGTTGACCCAACATCCTCGATTAATTGACAGTAATGTCCGCGCCTTGGTTGGCCATCATTGCCATATCGGTAAAACAAATCTAGGCGTTCGCCGTATGTTGGAATGGGAAAGGTGTGCAGACCCGACATCATCAAGAGACGTATCATCTGCTGTAAAAAGCGTTTATACGTTGGATAAAAAAGCTTTTGGCGTATATAAATCAGCCGAAGAACACACCAAAATCAAAACCAAGCTAAGCCGTGTTGTATATATCTTCCCCGCCGTCCTTGCCTTATTAATTACCGCTGGTTGGTATATCTATTCAAGCTGGAATACTCGGATAGATACAATGAAGGCAGAACAGGAAAAGCCAAAAATTGAGGCGCAAGCCTCAAGCCCTGAAGCGGTGGGGGCGGTTGCTGTTCCAACAGCAAACGGCACCAACGCAGAAGGGCAATACACGCCACAAACGGCTTTTCCTGAACCGCCGAAGCCACATCTATCAGAAGATGACTACAAGCCTAGAATTGAAGATAGACCCGAAACCGCGCCAATATATGACGGCGTAAACAAATCAATAACCGCCATGCCTTGGCCTTCTGCTTGCGTAAAAAGTGATAATGGCTGTAATTGCTATACAGACCAAGGGTCTAAGATTGCGGAAATCAGCAAAAAAACCTGTTTAAGCTATATCAAAGATGGCTTGCCGTTCAATCCTTATAAAGCCAAAAAGACCGAAACAGCAGAAGTTAAAGAAACCGAACAAGAAATAGAAAGGCCACAAGTTTTATCTATGGGCGGTAAAAGTCAACAGAATCTAATGTATGACGGTTATGTTGAAAAAGGAAACGAAATCGGCGCACAAAATGGTGCTAAAACAGGTTCATGA